GCCTTGTTCTGTAGAAGAGATAACTGAACAGTTATGGTCACTGCTCGAACAGAATCAGATGATTCTCCGCTCTGAATCTTAATTACGCTATCCTGCCCGTTAGTTCAATAAGATAGATGAACAGTATGTTCCTAATGCATCGTAGTCAATAAAAAAACATTTGATCCGACTTTTTAATAAAAACACATAGTAAATATCCCGTATTGTTTCATTCACACAGTCCATAATAAATTATAGTGCTCATGATATTGGGAGGTGTGTTAGGATGAATCCGGAATTGGTTAAATTAAACCAAATAATGTATCTACAAGGGCTATCTGATGGATTTAAAACTGGAAGTGAACAAGGATTTCTGCTTGGTGTAGAAGCTACATTAGATCAACTTGGTAAAGAAGCCTCTGAAAAACTTAGAAATGGAAATGGAAATCCAATGGCTTTCTATAGAGAATTCAAACAAAAATACTCACTTGACTAAAAGCGTTGGGTTTTCCCAATGCTTTTTATTATATTAAATAAGAATCCGTCTCTATCTTACGTTTCCTACTACCACCAAAAACAAAAGTCCACTAACATCAAGAATTTCCCTAATGGAGATGCTCAGTATTTGGACATAAAAAATAACGCTAGCTTATGCTGTAATTAGCTCTCCGCGATTCTTAGTGATTAAATAAACGTCTATCCCCTCTTTTAGGTCAGAACGCTTGGATAAAACGTAATCATATGTGTATGCCTCATCTATGATTCTTTGCCCCATATAATTTGCCATTAGAAACTACCTCCAAAGATTAATTCATCTAACGCTTCTTGCATGAGTTCTTGTTTAATTTTTAAATCAGCATTTTCTTTTTGTAAACTTTCAAGGTCTAACTGTGAAGCCATAGTAATCGAAGATTTAAAATCATCATAATCCTTTTGAGTTATAACTTCTAAATCTTCATTTTGTGGAACTTCTTCCATGGTAGTGACTACAATAGCAACATTTCTGTGAAAAAAATCATTACTGTAAAGTTGCAAACTATCAATATTTTTAGCCGCATCCAATCCTTTAAAGTCCGCTGTGTTGCCAACTAAAAAATTAGAGATTTTCACTATAGTTTCCATACTATTCCTCCTTAATAAGTCATAATCGAATCGTAACCATCGTAATAACAACGGAAGTTTTTTATTCGAACATATCCGCCACCAATTTGCTGATACCATATTTCTACAATATCATTTCTGTTTATAGGAATATCCGTGGTTATAGTTTCAAAACCTTGAGAAGCGTACAATGTTATAGTGCCACTTTTAATAGATACAGAGTTAACTCTAATTTGATAATTTATGTTAGCTTGTCTAGAGTTGCTTCTCGCACCATCAAATCTTAATCTAAAAATGCCTTTGAAGGGAATTCTAACTCCAATCATTTTTTTATAGGCACTTGCATCCATTGATATACTTTTTTCTACGTCATCGCTATACCGTAAATTTTCACTTACAACGGCAGCATAGACCTCTGCATCTCCAACTTGTTCACCATTATCATTTGTAAATGTTTTTCCTACTCTAACGTCATTGGGTTGTGCATTACCACCTCCTCCTGAACCACTATCTGCTAAAAAATCCGACCCTACTTTTCTAAACATATACGGCTTACCAGCCAGTAGTTTCCCAGCTGCATATGCAACTCCTTTTTGGTCTTTAAGTGCGATTACTCCAAAACCGTTAATATTAAGGGTAGGAGATGCTACATTTGTTATGTGTGGGATTATTGTAATCCCGAAAAATAAGCCGTACCAAATGGCACTAAATGTATGAGGGTCAATCTTAAATTCATCCGGGATAATATTTCCGTTTTTATCTAGTTTGTATGTTAAGTTCTTCAGTTCTCGAACTGGGCAGTTAGAAGAACAGATAATCTTTTTAAATCGTTTAACCTTTTTCGTATTCGCGAGCCGTGAACCTGGAAACTTCTCTGCACCTTTAATTCGAAAGCCTAATTGTTTTAAGTATTGAATTGTTTTTGGCTCTGCAGAATCGGCAATGATTAATTCTTTGGTTTCTTTGAACTCTATTAAATCTTCGGCTGTTTTATAATCCGTCATTTGGTTTTTATAATATTGCCAGTAGATATATAGGATTTTCTCTTTGTGATCAACTGCCATTCGAATAACTGCATTGAAAGAATCTTCAAAACCAAAGTCCATCCCTACTCGTCGGATTGGTCGGTACACATCATTGATTGCTTTCATAACCAACTCATGTTCCCACTCTTCAAACTGTGGCAGCACACGTTTACCATTTATCCCAAATCTGCCTTTACGAGCAATTCGATGTAGATTAGGATCATATTCCTTCATCTCTTCTAATTGAACTATGCAACTTTCAGGTAGAAACAGATTGTCGTCAGCATTTGAATGATGGTAATAGGTTTCTCCAACGATAATCGTTCTTTGACGGTATAACTCTTCATCATCCAAAACAAATCGTTTATTTACATCGTCTTTAAAGAAATGCAAAAAAGTCCAGTTGTCTTCACCGACAGGATTAGTTGAAAGAATCATATGCAGTTTTAAATTTGGTCTCGTAAACGACCTAATAACTCTTTGAACCCCCATACTTAATCTCCGAACACTCTTCTAACCAAATCAGCGATACTTTGTTTATGGACTTTAGCTTTTGTGGCTTATCCATCCCTTTGAAAGATGATTTTTGAGCCATTAGGAAAGCGTATCAGCATAGGAGAGGAAACACATCGTATTTTATGATCTAATCCTAGATCATTGATAATCTCTTCTAAAAGCGAGAAGGTTGAATCCCTATGCGTATCATAAACCTAGAAACTTTTGATTCCAGTCAAACAAAAAATCCTCGAAATGAGGGTTGACCTCTTTTATGTGCACCAGCTAACATTCCTATCTAACTTGATAGGATTTATAAAAATAAAATAAAATAAAAACATCGTTCAGTGTTGAACGATGCTCATACTTGAACCCTGTTTTAATCAAAAAAATTATTGAGTATTATCTTCTTGTTGTTCTGAAGGTTCTTCAGTTGGATCCGGCTCATCTTCATCGGTAATTTAAAAAGCACCTCATAAATGAGATGCCAATTAGTAAATGTTAGTCAAATTCATTAAAATTTTCAATGGAAAGATTGTAGCTAGAATTATCCAACTTAATCTGTTTAACTGCTATACCTTGCTTCTTAGCTTCAAGCGATAACATTATTTTATGCATATTATGAACTCGTGATCCAAGAATTATACTTTTAGGCTTTATTAACGATATATTAATACCAGGTTCACCAGAATTTTTCAAAAAGATCATTCGCCACTCTTTTTCGTACGACCACTCATCGGATTTATTTAATGCTGCCAAGATGGGAAAGTCGATCTTTTCTTGTACATCATTATAATTATTGAGATTTACTAAACCGTTTGTGTAGAACACTGGATGCAACGACCATAATACATCTTCTCGAATATTACTATCGCAATTTAAAAAGTCATACTCAATTACCATTCCTTTATGATTATCTGCATAATGACTCCACATTAACATTGATATAGGAGATTCACTAAAACACGTAGCATAAATACTTTCCTGATGAAGATTTGATATACTTTTGGAATAACTTTCTAGGAGCTCATCTGTTTCCTCGATAAACCTATAAATTGCTTTACGAAAACCATCAACACTTTGTCCGACTGGTGAATATTTATTTAGTAATTTTTCAATACCTTCCTTAACAGAAACTCCAGTTATAATGGACTCAATCTTTTCTACCTGCACTTGGAAAATTTCTGCTAGTACTTCTATTAATTGTTTTTTATTTTGAGAGTCGTAAAACTCTCTACTTCCAATAGTTAAAGCACTATCATATGGGTCATTGAAATCTGTTGCTTTACGAAACCAAGCTGTATTGTTGGTCAAGTTAGCTAATGAAAACTTATCTATTTTGCAGTACTTATATAACAATGGGAGTTTTCCAAGTTTTAATGCATCCCCTTCTGTAGTGTTTATTTTTGTTGAATCACTTGAAAACTTCAACTCTTTATATTG